GTAGCAAAACGCAGACGCGCGCGCGCGCGGGGGGGGAAAAAAAAAAAACCCGCCACAAGGGCGGCTGGGGTAAATCATGGGCAAAGTTTAAATATTTGCTGGGCGTATTGAATGCAGGTTTGTGCGTCTTGCGCTGTGATGGTGTCGGATAGCTGATAATCGGCTTTTTTGCGCAAGCGGCGGGCGCGTTTTAAATAGATGGCGACTGTTTTGTAATCTCGTTCGCCAAAGCCTGCCAAAAAATCAATTACATCTTGATGCGAGCTTGCGCTATCTAGGTTTGGTTTGAATGTGTATTTTTGGGCGGTTATTTGCGCTTGATGGAAGGCAGCGTAGTAGGCGCGGCTGATGGATGTGCGCAGGGCGGCTTCGTTGCCGCTGGATAGCTCGCGGGCAATGGTTAGAAAATCAATGGGGGTCATGCCTGCTCCAAGCCAAATACAATATTCCGATTATCCAGTCCTTGTTCAATGGCGATTTGGTTTAGGTGTTGATTCATGCCTAAATCTAAATCCCAAAATGCGTCATGTTCCATTTTGGGGACAACATAGTTTACGAACAAATCGCCATCTTCTTCTTCGCTACGGCACGCAATTACATTGGCTTGATGCTGATACAGATATTCAAGCGCAAGCAGGTTTAGGATGTTTAATACATCGCTTGGGTAGCGGTCGTTTAGTTTATTAAGCATAGTATCGGGAATGTCTTGTTGGGTTTTTTGCCAATATTCTTGGCAATGATGCAAAACGGGCATATTAAATAACAGAATGGCTTGTTTGGCGCAAAGCATCATAAAGGCGGGGTCGTTGCTGCTGCGATAATGCTTATTGAGCAAGGCATTGGCTTGGCTATACTGCCCTAAGTGAATCAAGGCGGCATGATAATTGCCAAGCCATGCGGTGCTTAATCCGCCGTTGTTGTAGGCAATATTGAAGCAATCTTGGACTTCTCGGATATTGCTTTTGATGGCATACCATAGCCCGCGTGCCATATAGCCGTTATATATATCGGCTTTGCATAGCTGCCCAATTTCATACTCAATTTTGCGCAGGGTTTGCTTATCTTGCTCATTTAATGCGGCAAAAGGCGAACGCGCAAAAAAAGGGAGTATTTTGTTGTGCACGGTTTGGGCATTGGTTTGAGTGGATACGAGTTTAAGTGCCATGTGTTTTCCTTGTTTAAGGTTGGATTGTAAACAGTTTGGCTATTTGCAAGCAAGGATTTGTGGGCCGCTGGGCTTTGCTTTATCTAATCAAGGGGTTGTTTCTAAAAATGGTGGGATTTTTTGATTTTCGGGCCGGCAAAAAACCGCCCGAATGGGGCGGTTTGATGATTTTCAGTTGTTAAAGAAAGTTTGATAACTGATTTTAGGTTTACCAATCTAGTACATCAAACACGCGTTTGATGCGCCGTTTACCCTAGTCTATTTGATTCATTTCATCAAATAAATAAGGGGCGATGGAGATTTGTTTTTGCAGCTCTGCTTTTTGTTTAAATTGTTCTATGTCGTTGCAAGTTTCCATTAAGCCTTGAACCCGTCCAATTTGATGAATCAAAATATTTCTTCCATCTTGGCTTAACCATTGATGAAACCTCGCGCGACGCTTACCATCTTCTGTGATATTGAGCTTATCTAATTCTTTTTTTACATAGCCATGTTCAATAGGTTCATAAATATAACGGTTGATAAAGCCACCATAGTATTGTGGTCGGTTTTGCGATTGTGTGGGTTTGTTTTTATATAGCTTGTCCAATTCTGCAAAAAATGAATCAGGGAATGTACGCACCCATGCTTGCAAACCTTCCGCAATGTATTTTGCCAATAATAAACGCAAAGCATCATGCTTGCGGTCGTGTTGAAACCCAGTTGCTTCGTCAATTAAGGCTGCCAACCCTACTTGAGCAAAAGCGGTTAATAAAATTTCTGCTTGGTCGGCAAGTTTGAGCTGTGATTCGTGCAATGCGTCTGCTCGTCGCGCTTCTAAATACATTTTGCACATTAAGGGCAATAAGGCGGAATCATAGCCTGATTTTTTGGCATTGCCGTCTTGATATTCTATTAGTTTGGTCCGCTGGATAATCTCTTGTGTAATAAAGGGTTCTAGGCTTTTTGCTGCTAAAAATGGCGGCAGTTTGGTCCCGTCAATTTCTAGGCGTGCATTCATGCCTTTGCGAGAACGCCCAAACGCATCGAAGATAGATGCTGCGCTTAATACACGCACACCGTTATCCAATACCGCACAATCTAGTGAAATTTCGCCAATCGGCAAATCTCCTTTGTACAAAGCAAGAGGTTTTTTGGTTTGTATCATAATTGTTGTCCCATTATCTCAATGTAAATCTGTTTTTAATCCAGTACGCTCCACCAAAACACGCGGCCTTGATTTAATAATTTTAAAAACGGTTAAACGACCAGCTTCCCGCCACCTTGCCACAGATGCGGATGTTATCCAACTCTCATGTGGGTGCAGGCTGCTTTATTTTGGGTGTGTATTGTATTGACTATCTGTGTCTGCGCGGGGCGCTCCTTGTGTGCGGGGCAACGTATGTGCCGTCTTTCCGGTAGTAACCTCGGACGTGTACATCGCCACTGTTATAGGACGAATAACTGCCAGTGCTGTCATAGTCATAACTTGGCGGCGTGGTATATGTGTAACTTGTTGCAGGGGCGGTGTAGTTGGACGGCGGGGCATAGCCGCTGCTTGACGGCTGATTATATCCGTAGCCCTGTGCGGGGCTTGGCTGCGTGGCGGCGTTATTGGACGAATAATGGCTCACATCTTCGCCCTGCGCGGCGCGAACGGCCTTGATTTGGGCTTCTGCTTCTTCAAATGTTATGGTGGCAGGTTTCGATGCACTTGCCGCCGTATCGTATGATTGGATTCGTTTGTTGGCGTATTCCGCCGCTTTTTCGGATGTGAGTAGTCTTAACTTGGCGGCAGCTTTTTCTTTGGCGGCTTGCGTTGCGCGGTCGGCGGTATTTTCGGCAGGGGCAGCAACCATGTTCCAAATGAAAAATAAACACATGAACATTGCCGGAATCCCGAACCCTAGAACAAACATCAAGCCCCATCGTGTAGGCGGCTCATTGCTTGATTTGCTTTTGCGTTTGGTAGGATTGATGCTTTCAAAATCATTGGCAAATTCATTGTCTGCATAGCTATTTGATGGACGGATGGGACGAACGTTCCCTTTTGGCGTGTTGTTTTCCATCAGGCTGGCAGCGATCTTTATTGGGTCGGCAGTTACGCGCGAATAGATGTGGTTATAGGCGGCTTTTTTCGGATTGGTCAGCCAGCCGTATCCGCGTGGTGCTTTTAGCCCCATGCTGTGCCGCACAATGCGTTTCCACGATGTGCGGGCGGCAATACGTTTTTTGAGGGATGGGGTGCGAAATCCGAACTTCATGGCTTGCTCCTTTTCGGGCGGACAGTTAATACGTCTTAATTTTCTGCTTCACCACGCCGACAATGCGCGTGTTTTCATTCCACGAAAGCAGCGGGTATTGCGGATTGAGCGGTTTGAGATAGGGAGTGGTGCCGTCATACACGAGCTTTTTCAGGGTGGCTTGGTTGTCGTGGACGGCGACCACATAACAGCCTGCATCCTGCGGCGCGTGGGGGTCTATCACGATGATGTCGCCATCGGCAAATTCAGGCTGCATACTGTCTCCATGCACCCGAAGGGCGAAGCCGTCCTCAATAAATTTTACGGTTTGGACGTACTCCATATCGTCGCTGTCGTAATGCTCAATGCCGCGCCAATTACCCGCCTGAACCCATGAAATGACGGGTACGCGGTTGGTGCGGAAGTTGGTGGCGGAGATGTTGGAAATCCCCTGTGCCTTGGTTTTCACGCCGTTTACCAAGTATTCGACTGTTGTTTGCAGCGCATTTGCCAACTCTAAAATCTTGGTGCTGCTTTTATTTCTACCGTTTTCAATTTGCCCTATCGTGCTTTGCGGCACGCCGGCCATTTTTCCTAGTTCCGCCTGACTCAATCCTAATTCTATGCGTCGCTGACGCACTCTTTCGTTGAAGCTCATATAAGCCTCCTTATAAAACAGATTAATAACGATTGTAATCAATAAGTAAATCACATTGGTGTTTGAATTAACTTGACTTTAATCACAAATGTTATACAATGTGCAAAAATTATTACGGTGAATAAATATGACGAAATGGCAGGAAATGATTAAACCGCTAACAGAAGCAGGGTTTTCACAATATGAAATTGCAAATTTTGTCGGCTGCTCGCAGGCGCAAATCAATGCTTTGATGCACGGAAGGCGCGGTAAACGGTTGTCTTTTGATATTGCAAAGAATTTGGTCGCAATGTCCGAAAAACTGGAAAAAGGCGAAATATCGCCTGCGAAGCAACGGCGATGATGGTGCGCCACTATCAGGCAATTATCGAAAAGGAAACGGAAAATGGCTAAAAAGCAAAAAGCCCTATCCAAAAAGGACAAGGCGATGATTAAGAAGATGTTGGTTGCGGCTACGGTTTACCGATTAAACCGCGACCCCGAAATTCCTATGAAATAGGGAATGGCGGTTATGCGTAAATATTTTAAGCGTATTAACTCATGGACATAGCCCCTGCCTTTTATTTCGGAAACACTTTTTGTTCTTCCAACATGATTAGGCGCGCCAGTTCAAATAATTCTTTGATACGCATATCGGGGGATTGGTTGGGTTGAACCAGTTGGGCAGCAAGCTGCAAGGCTTCAAATCGTGTTAAGGACATGATTTTCTCCGTGTTGGGTTGTTGTGTGGAAACTCAATCTTACACGGGTTTGGCAAAGCGGAATAGACGCTTGACGGCTCGGACAGACGGGCATTTTTAGGAGACTGATATGACTAAAAAGAAAAAAGCCCTACGCAAAAGCATAGGGCTTGCACATCACACTTCAACAACTTGCGTATTGGCGTTTGTGCTTTTGATTAACTCAATCGCATGAAGGCAGTTTTGCTTGGTTGTGTAGCTTTCGCCATACGCGATGATTTCATGGTTGGCGGCTTTTAAATTCCAACGCCATTGACCAGCGGTATCTTTGTAGATTGTGAAATACATAGGGGAACCCTCCAATGAAATTAAAAAAATACCAATTCTCTTACCACTTCGGCGGCAAAAAATGGGCAGTCAATATTTTTGCGGCATCGCCTGATGAAGCTAAGGAAAAAATCAAGGCAGTCGCGCACGCAGAATATGACGGGGAAATTATGGCAAACATTTATATGCCCGTCAAAGCAGCTTGGTTTCAACGTTTTATCGCTTGGTTAAAGCGGTAAAGAAAAAGCCCACGCGGCAAACGTGGGCAATGACTGAATTACTTACATATTTGATAAACGGAGATTTGATTATGACCGAATTATTTGTACTCGTCAATCGCCCCGTAGCCGGACAGGCGCAACAAACGGTAAACGCGCGTGAACTGCATGCGTTTTTGGAAGTGCAAACGCGCTTCAATGATTGGATTAAAAACCGTGTTGATGAATATGGTTTTATTGAAAATCAAGACTTTATTACGTTTACTGAAAATTTAGTAAACGGTGGGCGGCGCATTGAATACGCCCTATCGCTGGACATGGCAAAAGAGTTAAGCATGGTGGAGCGCAACGCCAAGGGCAAACAGGCGCGGCAGTATTTTATTGACTGCGAGAAGCGACTTTCAGGCAGCATGAAAATTGATTTTAACGACCCTTTGCAGGCTGCCAAGGCGTTTATTGAAGCGGAAACGGCGCGGCGTGATGCGGAGCGCAAATTGTTGATTGCTGGCGGTGCTTTAACCCGCTTGGGCGCAGCCAAAGGTTCGCAATGCTTGCGGGAAAGCGCAAAGCTGTTGAAGTGGAAGCAAACGCCGTTTATTGACTGGCTGTTGGCTAGAAAGATGCTGTTTCGTGATGCGGGCAGGCAGTTATGTGTGTATCAGGAATATTTGGGGCGTGGCTGGTTTGAGTATCGGACTGATGAGAAAAACGGGCACGCATTTAAGCAAGTGATGGTTACGCCGCTGGGCTTGCAGAAGCTGGCGCAGAAGTTGGAAATAAAGGAAGCGGTATGAATTTCTACGCTTTTCATATTAACGATTTTCGTGGGGCAACGTGGCATTTATCCAACCTTGCCCGTTATGTGTATCGGCTGTTGATTGATATGTATTACGACACGGAAGCGGCGTTAAGCAAGGATTTAGATGTGTTGGCGCACAAATGCAGCCTGAAAACCGATGATGAGAAACAGGCGTTGCAAGATGTGTTGAAAGAATTTTTTACGCTGAAAAATGGCAAGTGGCATCACGCGCGCATTGATAAGGAAATTCATGCTTACCGTTGGGCGCACCGTAACGAAAGTAACGCTAATAGTAACGACCGTAACGAAATAGTAACGCAGCGTAACGCGAGCAGTAACGATGACCGTAACGATACCGTAACGAACAGTAACGTGGATAGTAACGAAACCGTAACGCAGCGTAACGAGCCTTTGAGTAACGCGGAGCGTCAAAAACGGGTGCGTGATGAGCATAAAAAATTGTGCGCGGAATTATCCAATCTTGGCATTTCTTTTGATAAATCAATGAGTTTAACTGGTTTGCGTTCTTTGCTGGATAAGGCGCGTAACGATTTGCGTAACGAAAACCGTAACGCTAATAGTAACGAAATAGTAACGCAGCGTAACGCGGGCAGTAACGATGACCGTAACGATACCGTAACGAACAGTAACGCTGAATTTTACGTAGAACCAGTAACCATAAACCATAAACCAATATCTTCATCATCTACCGCGCGCGAGGATTTTGCGATGTTTGCCACTTGGCAGCCTGAAAGCCAAGACTGGGCGCGAATGGTGCAGCGGGCGATGTTGCCCAACTGGGATTTGACGACCTACGGCGCATTGCTGGCGGAATTTGTGGGCTACTGGCAAAGCCGTGATGATGCGAAAAACCAAGCAGGCTGGGAACACAAGTTTTTACAAAGCCTGATTGCTGCCAAAAATCGCGGCGCGTTTTCGGTGCAGCCTGCTATCAACCATGCCGTCCTGCCTGAACGCAAAATCAGCGCAACGGCGCAATCGGCGGCGTGTTTGCGCGCGGCAAAAGAAGCGGTGCTATCGGGGAAAGTGATTACGCCGTTGCCCATTGGCGTGTTTGGCGCGATGACGGATGGGTTGTTGGAGCTTTTGGGCTGTGGCTTAGCCTATCCGCCAGCTGCCGATGCGTGGGACGTTACGCTGGCTTCGTGGGGCAAGGAGTTTGCGCGGTTACAACTTGCCGATGACGATACGGCGCGGGTGGAAACTGCGTTTGCGAACGCGAAACGCAATGCGCTGGCGGGCGAGAAGCGGTTTCCCAACGTGCAGGAAGTGTTGGGCTGCTTGCCAATGCGTTTGCGCGAGCGGATTGAATTGAAAGAAACGCCCGAAGCGTGGGCGGCGCGGCGACAGGCGGGTTTAACCCAAACTTCGCGCATTTTGGAAAATTTGAAAGGGGTGCGCCATGCCGTCTGAAACTTGCCTCAACTGCCAACACGCCGACTTTCGCGCGGCGGCGGAATACTGGGGTTGGAAATCGGCATCGGTGGTGTGCAAAAAAGGGGAAGCGTGGCGGTTTATCCCCTGCCGCAGCGAATGCAGTAATGGGCGGTTTCAGGCTGCCGATGCCGCGCAGATTGCCAAGCGCAAAGCGTATGTGGAGCAGCTTAATGGATGAATACAAACAAATCTGCTTGGAATACTACCAACGCCGCGCGGATGAATTGCAACAGCGTTGGATGAATGCGAAAAGCGAAGCAGAAGCCTCCAAGATTGCACTGGATTTAGAACCGTTGATGAATTATTTGGCGAAAGATGAAAGCCTGAAAAATGCAAGTAAATGAATTATTAAATGAACGTGAAACGCGCTACGGCAAATTTGAGAACCACGCACAATTAACCCAAAACCTGAAAGCTACGCTCCACGCCGCCCCAAAATGGCACGCATTAAGCGCAAGCCAAAAGGAAAGTTTAGAGATGATTTGCCACAAAATCGCGCGGGTGTTGAATGGAGACCCTGATTATGTGGATAACTGGACGGATATTGCGGGATACGCGGTATTAGTTGAAAGTGAATTGAAAAAGGCAGCCTGAAATGAACAAAATCACACTCCCCTATCCCGCCCCCGCCCTAATGCCTAACCGCAAACACGGGCACCATTGGGCAACCACGCAGCAAGCCAAAGCCAAAGCCCGCCAAGAAGCCTATTTGCTTTCAGGCAGCCTGAAATACACAGGCGGCGGTTTAAAAATCACGTTCTACACGCCTGACAACCGTAAGCGTGATTTGGACAACCTACTCGCCGCCATGAAGCCTGCATTGGACGGCATGGCGCAAGCCATCGGCGTGGATGATGCGCTGTTTGACGAAATACATCTTAAAAAAACCAAGGCGCAGAACAAGGCGGCAGCGCGGGTGGAGATTGAGCTGCTTTCAGGCTAGGGCTTTATCCAGCAGGGCAAGCGCGGTGGGAATATCGCCCAAAGCGGCGCGGGTTTTAAAGCGGTTTTCGGCATCAAATTCCGCCAGCATCACGGTAGCGGCTTCGTCCATCAGCTTGTTTACGCTCATGCCGCGCGATTCGGCTAACAGGCGCAGGCGGCTGTGTTTTTCATCGGGAATGCGTAGGGTTACGGTAGTCATATTTCCTCCAATAGGGTTTCAGGGGTGCAGATTTTGATTTCGGGAAAGAGTAGTTGGCTGCGTGCAAAATCTTTTAGGTTGCGGGTGGCGATGTATTGCGCGCGCCCTGCTACGGCAAGTTCTATTACATGGTTGTCGCCTTCGTCGCGCAAATTCGGTCGCCAAAGGTAGTAAATGCGTGTCCATTGGGCAACGGAAAGCAGCGCATTGAGCACTTGGTTGCGCTCGGCAAGGTTTAAAGGGCAGCCTGAAAACACATTTTCCCGCGCAATCACGTCTTCGTATTCCGCCAACAGGGCAGAGCCAACCAGCGGGGTAAACCGTTGTTGCAAGCAAGCGGCAATCAGCCGATTTGAACCGCGCGAACCCATGCACGCGCCCACTAGGATATTGGTGTCTATAACGATTTTCATAGGAGCATGATAGCACATACGCTGTCAAAATAAACATGAATGAACGCAAATTCCGCCTACAAGTGTCCAACCAACGCCCTTTGTTTGAAAACTTGTACAAAAACATTGTTCCCGAGCTACTGGCGGCGCATGGCGATTTGGAAGTGGTTATCCGCCCGTATAAAGCCAAGCGCAGCTATGAGCAAAACCGCCGCTTGTGGAGCTTGTATAACCAAATTGCCGAGCAGGTTTGGTTGGATGGGCGGCGATACGATGCGGACACATGGCACGAATATTTTAAACAGCAATTTATCGGCTGCGATGAGCGGGTGTTGCCCAGCGGCGAAATCCAAAAAATCGGATTATCAACAACCAAGCTGAACACGCAACAGATGGCGGATTACCAAACGCGGATTGAAGCATGGGCAGCCGAGCAAGGAGTGATTTTTGAATACTGATAAAGATTTTCAGGCATGGGTGCGGCGGCAGCCGAGTTGTATTTCAGGCTGCTTTTCGGAATGGGTGGATGGAGAAGGGCGCTGCGAGTTTGCCCATGTGCGCCGTGTGTCGCGCGGCAGCGGCGTGGGAATCAAACCAGCGTTTTCGGGGGTGCCGCTGACGCACGCGGAACATGCCATGCAGCATCAGCACGGCGAAGCGTATGTGTTGGCGGCGAACGGGCTTGTTACCGAGGATGCGGCGGCTTGGTTTGAAGCGAAAGCGGATGAGTATTGGGAACGTTGGCAGGTTTTGCAAAAGAAAGGGTTGTTGAAGTAATGCAGTTGGATGAGTTGATGGAACAATGGGCGCGGTGGCGTGTGCAAAATGGCAGCCGTAACGTGAGCATTCTCGGGCGGTTGATGGAGCAGTTTATCCCGCATGAAGCCCATGTGAGCAGTATTCCTTATGGCGTGGATAGGGACGGCGTAATGCTGGCGATTGACCGCGCTATTTGCGCCATGCCGCCCATCCGCCGCCAAGTGGTGGTGCTGGAATACACACAAGGCGGCACGCAGGAGCAAAAGGCGCGACGGTGTTGCCCGCAGATTGGGCGCAGGGCTTTTCAAAATCAACTTGCGCTTGCCCATGCACAAATTAGTAGCATTTCATGCGTGAAAAAGCTGTTGAGTATGGATTATGTGTAAAAGTTCTTTACATTTCGGGCATTTGTGATACAATTTTGCTATATTCGGGACGTTGTTGCGGATAGTTGCAATGTTTCGTGATTCAGAGAGAGTTTGATGGCTTTCTCTGTTTTTATTTTGCAAAAACAATCCAACATAAAACCCGCCAAGAGCAGCAGTCATCTTGGCGGGGTTTTTTTTTTGGTGCCCTCAAAATAATCACACCTCTTCCCAATTGCACGGCGGCTTGTTCCACAAATTCCAGTTTGGTGCTGTGGCGCAAGTCTAGCAGGCGGTCAATTTGGGGCATGTGGACGTTTAGCCGTCGTGCCATTTCTGCTTTTTTCACGCCCTGCGAAAGCATCTCGTTGAGCAGCAGGATTTTTGCAGTTGGTAGAGCAGGCAGGGTTAATACTGCTTGTCCTTTTTTGGCACGGCTGGGTGCAGGAATAATGCGTTTGTCGGCGAAATAGCTATCTAGGGCGCAGAGTAAACCGTCCATGGCTTCAATTACAGCGGCTTCTTTGTCCTCGCCTGTGGCGGCGGCTTCGGGAATGTCGGGAAACGTTACCAACCATTCGCCGTTGTCGTCTTGGGTTAAATCGTAGGGATAAGCTAACATGGTTTTTCCTTGTGGCAGATAGCAGCCCTTTCGGGCTGCCTTTGTGGTTACTTCAAATCTAAATCGCGCTTAATCTTGTTTACCAACCCAGTGCCGATTTCTTTTGCGCCGTGGTCGGGGAAAACGGATGTTTTGCCGTTTAACCTGATTAAGATGTGGCTGCCGCGCTGGGTGGTAAATTCTACGCCTTGCGCTTTGAGCCACCGTTTGAATTCGTTGTATTTCACATAACTGCCTTTCGTTGTTGAGATGACTGAATAATACAACATTTATGTTGTGTTTGCAAGTGTTATATGCAACTTTTTTGTTGTTTTTTAGCTGCCTTTGGGCAGCTTTTTTTGTTGGAGTGTAAACATGTGCGATTCGTGCAACAGAAGTTGGGGCGATAAAGTTGTGCATGGCGCAATTGGGCTGGCAAAAAACATACTGCATATAGAGCAGGTGGATGATGCCACGCGCAGGGCTAGGTTAGCGCAATGCGCATCTTGTGATGATTTGAAACGCTATCATCCACTGCCCAAAGGCGCGGATGTATCGTTGCTTGATACCTGTGCCGCTTGTGGTTGTATCGTGCGCGAGAAAGTGAAGCTAGAAAATGAGCAATGCCCAAAAGGAAAATGGTAAAAGCTGGCGCGCAGGCAAGAACAGTGGTGAGCGCGGATACGGCAGCCGATGGCAAAAGGCGCGGCACTATTTCTTATTGAAGCATCCCTTATGTGTGTATTGCCGGAAACAAGGCAGGGTAACCGCCGCCACCGTAGTTGACCATATCAAGCCGCACAAAGGCGATATGGAATTGTTTTGGGATAGTGATAACTGGCAGCCATTATGCAAATCCTGCCACGACAGCATCAAAGCGCGTGAAGAAGCGCGTGGCGAGAAGCTGGTTGTGTTTGGATTGGATGGCTACCCTATTAATGGAGATGAGTAATGGATACGCCCTTTATGAACTTTTGCATTGGCACGTCTATATTGAGTTTGGCGTTGAGTGCGTCCGCCGCGCTTGTGATGTGGGCGCTGCATTTTGTGTGACGCGGGGGGGTAGTCGCCAAAATTGGGACGTTGCCGCTCCTAACCGCCCGCCCAACTTTCTTAAAACGCTAACCGTAAAAACGCCCCTACGCGCGTGCGCGCGCGAGAAAGATTACCATGACAGCCAAAAAACGCCCCCGTAGCGACAGCACAGCCGCCGCCGTCGCCGCCTTTGCTGCCAGCGCAGCCACCGTAGAGCCGCCCATGCCATTAAGCGAAGCCGAGATGTACTACTGGAACGCCATCATCCGCGCGCGCCCGCTGGACGAATGGACAGCCATAGACAAACTGCACGCATGGAACTTGTCCAAAACCATGCAATACATCGCCGACAGCCATGCCGACATTGCCACCAACGGCTTAACCATAGTGAACGAGCGCGGTACACCGATAGACAACCCCGCTATTCGTCGCCTAGAAACCCTATCGCGCTTGAGCATTACCTATTCCGTGAAACTGCACATCCATGCCGAAGCCACCGTCGGCAGAAGCGAAGACAGCGCCAAACGCGCCAGCAAGCAACGCGAAGCCCAAACCACCCTAGGCAGCCTGAAACCCGACCTGAACGACCTCATCAACACGGTAAACTAGTATGATGACCCTAGGCGAAAAAATCATCGCATTCATAGAATGCCTCAACGTCCCCGAAGGCGAAAAAGTGGGGCAGCAAATCCAGCTGGATGATTTCCAAAAACGCTTCATCCTAGATGTGTACGACAACCCAGCTCGCACAAAAACCGCCATCTTGAGCATCGCCCGCAAAAACGGCAAATCCGCCCTAATTGCGGGCTTATTGTTAGCGCATTTGGTAGGACCTGCCGCTGTGCAAAACAGCCAAATCGTGTCGGGCGCGATGAGCCGCGAGCAAGCCGCCCTTGTGTTTAAGCTGGCGCAAAAAATGGTGATGCAAAACCCCACTTTGCAAAAAATCATCAAAATCATCCCATCCAGCAAAAGCCTAATCGGATTGCCGATGAATGTGGAATACAAAGCCATCGCGGCAGACGGTGCAACCGCGCAGGGCTTATCGCCCGTGCTGATTATCTTTGACGAAGTCGGCCAGGTAAAAGGCAGCCAAAACGACTTTTACGACGCCCTGCTTACCAGTCAAGGCGCACACGCCGCTCCCTTGATGATTAACATCAGCACCCAAGCCCCCAAAGACGACGACTTGCTTTCCCTGCTGATAGACGACGCCCAAAGCGGCAACGACCAACAAACCATCTGCCACGTTTACAGCGCCCCCGAAGACTGCGACCTACTAGACGAGACCGCATGGCAAGCCGCCAACCCCGCATTGGGCAGCTTCCGCAGCCTAGACGACATGCGCAGCCTCGCCCAAAAAGCCAAACGCCTGCCCAGTTTTGAAAACACCTTCCGCAATCTCAACCTCAACCAGCGCGTGAACCCCATCGCCCCCTTTATCCCCGTCAGCGAATGGAAAAAATGCCAACAAGCCCCAAACCACGACTTTCAGGCTGCCTTTGAACACGGCGAAGTGTATGCAGGCTTAGACTTATCCGCACGCAACGACCTAACCGCCTTTGTCCTCGTTGCCCAACACAACGGCATCTGGCACGCCCAAGGCGAGTATTGGACACCCCGCGCCACCCTCGCTGAGCGCGCCAAAACCGACCGCGCCCCCTACGAAGTCTGGGCAAAACAAGGCTATTTAACCCCATTAAGCGGCGCAACCATAGACTACAACGAAGTCGCCGAACGCATCATCACCCTATGCGAGCAATACAACATCCGTGCCATCGCCTACGACCGCTGGCGGATAGACGTATTCAAAAAAGCCCTAAACGGCATAGAGCTGCCCCTAGTGGAATGGGGGCAGGGCTTCAAAGATGCCACCGTCGGCATAGAAGCGTTAGAAGAAGCCATTTTTAACAACAAATTCCGCCACGACGGCAACCCCGTGTTGAATATGTGCGTGCACAACGCCCGCATCATCGCTGATGCCGCCAACAACCGCAAATTTGAAAAAGCCAAATCCACAGGGCGCATCGACGGCATTGTCGCCCTAGCCATGGCAATGGGCGTTGCCAGCCGCGAAGCAGCACCCGAGCAAGCCGATTACCAAATCCACTTCATTTAGGCAGCCTGAAAACACGTTTAGGCGCAGCCAAAACTAAACCGCCCCACGGGCGGCTTTTTTTTTGGGGGCAGCCTGAACCA